GAGGAGTATTAACGACTCCAATCGCCTCTGGTGTTAGGAAGGTCATATTATTGCTAATTGTAATGCTTCCTCCAGTTAGTGTAATATTGTAAGTTCTTGGATTACCTGCGGCTACTCCTGGGTTGCTACCAACGATACTTAGAGCAGTTAATCTATTGCGAATCATATTACCTGTTGCACGTGCCATGGTTAGACCATTATCTGTTGTTCCAGTAATGGTTGCATCAGTAAGCATATTATAACTTCCGCCAGTTAGTGTAATAGCAGGCAATTCTGAAATAGCTGCTCCCATCCCTGACCAAGAAATTGTAGCAATTCCATCAATATCAAAATTCATGGTTGCTTCGTTTACACAACAATCTCTGATTCTGTAGATAGTGGTAAATTCGTCTGTAGGATATGTATGAGCAGTACTAGCTTTTGTAGCTCCTAATACAAAGTATAGGTCGAAAGTATTTAATCTTGTTTTGTTGGAGTTTGTAGTGAAGAAATCTAGAGCGCTGGCTGTAGCTACTGTTGATTTTGATACCACTGTAGCACTACTTACTGAAGCTGTTCCTGTCATTGCTGCTGGAGCTGTGAATACTATTGTGGTTGCAGTAACTCCTGTTACCAGAACGTCTCCATTTGGAGCTGGAGTAGCTCCAGTTAGACCACTAACAGCGACGATATCACCAACTTTAAAAGGATTTGTCGATACTGTAAGAGTGACTGTAGTTCCAGAATATGCCCAGCTGCTTACTGAGACGCCAGTTGTTGTAATTGAGTTTGGAGTTAGCAAGCTCTCTGAGAAGAGAGAGTGCCACAGAATTTCTTCGGGCGCTCTAACATTAGTAACTAGAGAAGGACGAGCATACGTATCGAAACTCCATTCAGCTGGAGCTAGAGAATCATTGAATGCTTGTTGTGCTCTGCGGCTTCTGTTTGTAATGTCTGACATTTCATTTACAGTTACCTGGCTTGAGTTTGTAGCTTGACTAAATGAATAGCCATTTAATACGGGTAGTTCCCATACGTTGAATGTAGTAGCCCCTAGTCCAGTACTTTGTACTGCATACACCTTGGTATCTCTACTAAAAAATAGGTTTGTATCTCCTACTGCCATTTTAATCTCCTAAAGTACTTAGTACTTTACTTGTAGGGACATTTCGCCTACACCCAACGGTGCAAGGGCTCCCTGATCTGTGTCTATTAGTGTAATAATTATATCTCTAGTATATCCTAGATTACCGGAAGAATCGACGTATGCCAACCTGCCATTTCTGTCAATAATTAATTCGATATCTTCCAGTAATCTTTCTAAGGCTACTATAGAGTCTTCCTCATTTACATACGCCCTTAGAGTTACATCTAAGTATCTGTCTTTCATTCCAGCGCCTTGATGGACTATGGTCTCAGGTCCGGCTACCAGACATACGCAGGGGAATTCGGATATTTCATCCCAGAATCTCATGCGTGGATAAACTTGCTGCCCTAAATCTGTAGAGTAATTATTTGCAAGACTAATTGCTTTTAATTTATCTTCCAAAGCTTCTACAATCGAGCTTCTTCTTGTTTTATTAATCATTAAGCTCTCCTAGTGTAAAAACGACTTATTGCCATTTCTCTGACTATCTCTCGTACAGATTTATCTACTAAGGCTCTTGGATCTCTTTGGGGCGTATTCCAAGGCGCTCTTCCTAGTGTTCTATCAAACACATCATAGGGATCTCTTTCATAGTTAAATACAAAAGACGGGAAACCTTCTCTTGTCTCTTCAATTCTTACGACTTCTGCTGATTGAGCGAATCTTCCTGTTCTATTAACAAGAGAGGGAGTCCCCATATTAGCTATTACCTTTAAGGGTAGTTTAGAGTTAACTATCTTTAAAATACTCGACCAGTTATAAGTGGAAATGGGATTAGCAGGTTCTCTATCTTTTTTAGATGGACCACTACTTTGATTAAAGTTTTCCCCTTCTCCTTTGGTCTTAGTTTTTGTTCCAGTTAACTTAATTGATTTAGCTTTACTCTTTGAAACACGACCTTTTCCAGAGGTTTTAGTTCTAGTTAATTTACTAGATTTGAATCCTTTCTGAATAGTATCCATTAAATCTTGAGAACCATCCTCAGACAGGGCTTGCTCTACGCTTACCGATCCAGGATATTTATGCCAATTCTTCCTAGCGAGGAACGCTTTTCTTATTTGTGGTAAGATATTCTTTTCGAATACCTTCGATATATTTAATCCAGCAAATTCATCTTCTACGATAGTAGTTAGATTTTCTAAGTCTAAATCTAGAGATATTTCTGCGAAGTCTCCACTTAAGTTGAACTTTCTTCTATTACGAATACTTTTACTTATTGTTGCCTTACCTATTTCAATGCCAGTTCTCTCTTTAATAGTGGAGATGATTGCCGCTGCTCTTCTTTCAATAACAGCGAAACCGTCTAAGTGACCTAAGTGTAACAATCCTCCTCTTCTACCAATAAATTCATTTGTATCTTTAGAGTATTGTCTAGCTCCTAATATAGTATCTAAAGTTTTATCATCTTTTGTAAGATCTAGGCCCTCTAGTTCTATATTAAATAAGTTTAATAATATGCGCTGTCTTAATTTACTTAAAGGACTCATTGAGCTATTTTTATTAAATATATCCTTTAATTTATTCTGTTCGGCAGAGGTTAACTTATTCCAGTTTTTTGGCTTTATAAAAGGTTCCTTTCCCAAAGAAGAAGTCCTGACTTCATTTATCTTCGAGAAAACATCAGTACTCATACCAGGTTTAGACATACATCTAACAACAAAGTTATCAGAATTTCCTACGACTTTATATGTAACTGTTTTAACTCTCGAACTACCTTCTAATCTTTTGAACCTATCGTATAATTCTTTTGTATATACTTTGACTTCTTTGATTACAACTCTATCTGTATTAATGTTTGGATCAACAGAATGAATTGCTTTTTTGACCTGAACTGCTACTTTAGAAGCATTTACAGGATATACGTGCTCATAAGTGTCTACTACGCCTTCTCTATACTTTTCAGTTTCCTTTAGTATATCTTCTAAAGCTACAGTAAGTGCTTGTTTACCCATTTCTATACATATCTAGAATACGAACAACGTGAGCAGGCCATCTAGAGTTTCCTTGCTTGCTAAGTCCAGTGTCAATTGTCGCTGCACCTAGAGTTTTACGTTCCTTGTATTCTTCTTTATGATAGTGATGAACTAGGTCGAGACACGCGATTCTTACATCTTCAGGAGTTGTTTGATAACCTGCAGTATAAGTTACTTTTACTGAGCCAAATCCTTCCTGCCAATATCCGCTATGAATAAATAAAGTATCAATGGAAGTATCCACATAATAATCTGTAGTAGCCATTGTCTGATACGCCATTGTAGGATCTTCTCTATACTGTACTAGACTAACTGTATTTACAGGCCATTCGTTTAACAGTATTGCGTGTTGAGATGGTTTGATATTAAATGTTTCTACTTTGGCAGTAGAATAGTGATCTATGAAAGTATGTCCACAATAAGTTTTAACTAGCGTACTAACTGAAGCAATGATAGAGCCGAGTTCTTCGTCGCTATCAGTTTTGGTCAGCTTCTTGTAAAGCTTATAATCTTCGAGTGTTATTAAAGCTGCCATTATTTACTCCAAATGAAAAGGGGGCTGCTGGTAGCAGCAACCCCCTTCCCAGCTAATTATTATGATGCGTTTGGATACTTTAGTCCGAACACTGAAGGTGCTCCGACGATGATTTCCTTGAATCCTAGACGCTGTGAAGTTACTAGAACTCTGTGCTGATCTTCTACACTGTAGTCGCTTTCTACAGTAACACCACGTTGACGTGGAACTACGAAGTTGCGAGTGTTAACAGCTAGAGCGTAGTACTTACCAGCAGCTGGTGTTGAGAATTCGTCGCAAACCATTACTGGTGATCCGAAGATTTGACCAACTTCGCCGTTTAGCTTAGTAGCTTGTGTGTTAACTAGGTTGAAGTCCTGGAATTCTGGATCTTCTAGAAGTTCAAAATATGCGCGTTGTGATACGATGTACGCAACGTCAGAAGCACGTAGACCATATTTACCCATTCTCTTACGAAGAGTTAGTAGACCTGTTCCACTTGCACCTGCTGTTAGAGCTGGAAGAGTATTTACTGTTCCATCATTGATGGTTAGTGCTCCAGAATTTGCAGCTGCATACTGAATTAGACCATTAAGGTTTGATGTACCACTGTATGCACCGTCTGTGTGCGCACCAAATAGGAACATATTTTCTACACCACGAGCGTGTTGGCGAACCATTGCTTCACGTAGAAGTGGAAGAATTGGAAGAATTGCATCTTCTTCTGTTTCGTTTGATAGATAGCTCTTTGCAACTAGCTTGATTGTACGAAGATCGACTTCAGTTAAAGTGATACCTGCACGATCTCCAGATCCGCCACCAACGCTTCCGCGTGCATCGATTGTACCTTTGTAAGCTGTAGCATTTGAAGAACCAGCACCACTTACTACTTCAGCATATCCACTATCTGGCATTACAGGTAGAACCATGCTGGCTGAGTTCATAGCAATTTCACGGAACATTGGAGCGAGAATTAGTTCATTTTGAATATCTCTTTCAATGTTTGTTGAAACTTCACGCTCTAGATTGTCTGTTACAACTACTGAAGAGTTGCCATTAGCTTTTTCTAGGAGTTGCTTTGCGAACTTTGTTTCGTAGCCCTTTCCTGTGATGCGAGCAAGAAGAAATGCATCTTCTATTTCTGACATATTTTGCTTAACCCAATCTTGTGAGCTGTCTCCGCGATCTGAGAATACGCGCTTTGAGTTTGTGATATTGCGGATTTCTTCGCTCTTTTCAGCTAGTTCACCGCGTAGGCCTTCAACAGCTTTTTCTAAGTCGATTTCCTTGGCTTGGAAACGCTTTTCTAGTTCAGCTACGATTTTTTCTTCTGAAGAAGCTAGAACCTTTGCGGTTGCTTCTACAACTTTTTGCTCAAGTGCTTCGGCAGCAGCTTTCTCAGCTGCTTCCTTAGCTGCTTTTTCCTCTGCTGCTTTCTGTGAAGCGGCTAGAGCATCAGCAACTGCCTTATTGATCATGTCCTGTGTATTTTGTTCGTCCATTTTTAATTTCCTTGACGCTACGTTCGCGCCCTCTGATGAGCCTCCGGTTTCAGCGGAAGGCTGACCACCTAGAGCATTTTCAACAAATTGTTTTTTGAAAGTGTGATAATCTTCTTGATTATCGAATGATTTAGCTACTGAGAATGTAGCATCTTGGTTGCATGGTACAGAAACTACTGATACCTCTAAAAGTTCGGCATCTTTAATGATTAAGCCATCTGCAGATTTATCATAATCTGCGTCCTTAATCATAAAACCAACTGAAAATGTTGATAGCACGCCTTCTTTAACTAAATTGTAAACATCACCAGCACTTTTACTGATAACGCCTTTGATCCTTAATCCTTTACTATCTGTATCTACTTCTACGACTCTACCTATTGGTTTATCGTAATTATGGTTAAATAGTAAAATTGGATTGTTTTGGAAATTCTTTAATCCGCCTTTAGTCCATGCTGTTGATAAGATCTTATCAGAAGATCTATCAATAGAATTTGTACTAGCATAGCCGGCGATTTTTAATTCTGTTTCGCCTTCTTCAACTGATTTAATTGAAGAATCTAATTTGAAAATCTTTTGCATAGATTGCCTCTTTAAGCTTTTCATAGCTTCTTCTTCTGTTATCTTTGTCAGCGTAGAAGCTCTATGACCAACTAAGGTATCCGTTTCGCTGCCATCCCTATAAATTCGTATAAGTACTGCAGGATCATCTTTTGTTGCTTCTATAGAAAAGCTGCTGTCAGGTATGCCTAGCACTCCTTCGGTCATAATGTGTTCAATACGACCTTTAGCGGTACCTCCTGAGGATCTCCACTTAACAAAGTTTCCTACTTTCAGGGAGCTAGCTGCTGCCTTATAATCATCATCATCATCTTCTTCGTCATCTAGAGGTTCTAATAAATAGTCTATGTTTTTATTTTCTAGACGATCTAAAGTTTCTGATTTAGCTCTTGCCCATGTTTGTCCCGCGTCTCCGCCCCACAAAGCCCAAGCGACTCTACCATTTGAAGGATAACCAGGTTCTCCTGGGCTGAATCCTTCGCCTTGTTTATCTACTTCATGACGGCTAAAAAAGCTATGCATTCTGCGAACTGTGCTAGGAGATAGCTCCTGCTTGTTTACTAGTTGTCTTGCTCTTGCTAAACCTACCGGAGTGCCTCCATCGAAGCCTTCCTTTCTCCAGTCTAGTGCTCTTTGTGCTTCTTTAGCCATGCCGTCTGTAGGGGTTAGATCAATTTCTTCTCCTCCTACTCGGGCCATGTTATTTCTTCTTAGCCGTTTTTGGTGCTTCTGCTACAGGCTCTTCTGCTGGCTCTGCTACTGGAGCTTCGATAGGTGCTGGCGCGGCTTCTACAGCCTCAACCCCGACACTTACCACTACTTCCGCAGGAATTTTACCTAGTAGTCTTTCCATACGTCCCCAAGGTCCTACCACTCTTTTAATGATATGAACTCTTACGGGTGCATCCTCTTGTTGGATATATTCGTTATAGGTTAGTACTTTTCCTTTCTCTTTAAAGTACTTGTCTAACTCTTTTAGTACTGCTATTTTTGACATTATTGCTCCGTATTATCTGCGGGTCTTCCGCCCTGGCTTGGGTTAGCTGCGCTACCCGCGATATTAGCCGGTATTCTTATTTCAGCTCCTGCTGAATTAGGTAGAATTT